AATTGCAATGCAGATTGGTATGATAACTAACAACCATAGAAATTCGAATTCATTCATTATAAGTGTATACTGTGTTACACATGAAGCGTGTCATCGTATCGCGTGGTGGACTGCTAGAATGTAACAACTCTGCAGGAAATGCAAGTAATCTATTCTCTTTAGGACTTACTCTTTGCACGATTTCTTGTGTTTCATTCGAATAGAATAGTGTATCACCGTCACTGTCATTTACATATAATATACAACTCAATACAAGACCTGACTTGTCATCTGCAGGAGTATCAATATGAATAGGATGATGTTCCGGAACTTCTCTATGATTAGATAGAGCATTTATTCTCATGCGAGTGATTTTATATGAAGATATCTTACAAAGTGATGCTTGCATATCTACTATTGATTGTGTTAGATGTGTTAGATTATTCACATCATACATTAACTGAAACTTAGGTGTATCATCAAGTTTATGCTCTTCTGATACGTTCTCTACGCTATAATTCCATGGATTGTAGTCCGTGTATGGAAAATATCTCCATTCATTGCTATTGTATACTTCTTCTCGCCATATGTTGAATAGTGCTTTTGGTATAGCATCGTCAATAACAATTATATCAGTAATCTTGGTCTGCATTCAGATAATCTTCCACTTCATCTTCTGATAAAAGCATATTGTTTCTTTCTGCTTTGCGATAGCAGTTTTTGCAGTATTTGTGATACTCTATGCCATTCTGATATTCGTTGATTTGTACTTTAACGATACATGCTTGTAAGAATGTATCACTATCTACAGTGTGCATACATGTACCGGTAATCATTTGGATTCTTCTACTTTCTTCCAGTGCTTTACAAACTCATAAGAACCATCGCGCAACTGAGTGATATAGATATAACCATGCTCTTCTAGTGTCTCTGTATATCTCTCAATTGCGTCTTTTGTAGATTGCCAGCGACCAATTCGCCATGCTATAAAGATTACTGCTAATGCTAATAACGTATGAATAATTGGATTCACAATCTATCTCCTTATGGTTCATTATCAGACTGTTGGGTCTGGATTATTCTTCTTATCTTGAATGATTTTACGCTCATTTGCACAGAATTTTGCTAAGTCAGACAGACCTTTTCTTGCTCTAGTGCCTGCTGATTTGTTGTTTTTATCATAGAAGTTTTGTGCTTCTAATTTAATCAATCGAACCATATCGTCTAGTTCGTACATTCTATCTTGCCATTCATTACTCATTATCATCTTCCTTTTTGCTAAATTGATTTGGTTGAACATCAGTCAATAGAGTAGGAAATGCTTTACGCACAATCTCTCTTGTGATGTTTGGATATAAGTCTTCAAGTTTCTTATCTTTTGCTTTGATGAGTGCGTCTGCTTCGCTGAAGTGAATACCTTCTAGCATTTGAATAAAAATCATCTCTTTTCGTACCTTTTGTAAAGGGTCGCTAGGTAGCAGTCGAGCAAGGCGCCTACTCTCGGTATACAATGAGGCGCTAGACATACCTACAGGTTCTCTTTCGTCACGTTTGAACGGTGGCGCCCCATCAGGTACATCTAGTGTGATGTTCTTGTCAAACGCCAGTGCTAAAATATTGCGTAGCGGTCGTAAGTTATTGTTCTGAAGTATGCGAATTCGCTCCGCTTTAGTAGGAGCGTCATTTGCTTCAGTCAAAATCTCTGGTATGTGCTTTCTCATGTTATCCTCTTTTATCTATTTATGTATGCTAAGGTTACCAGCGATGCTGATACGCTCAATGCCTTCTGTTGTGAATGGAAACACTTGATGCTCTAACCACGATGGAAAGCAGAAAATCTCTCCGGCGACCGGTCTATGCATAAATGTATGACTACTCATTGGGTGCTTCTCACCATAGCGAAACGAAATATGTCCTGCTGTTGGTGTATTTGTTTTTTGCGTTGGATGCTTTCTTTCTAAATCATAGTCGATTGGATTAGATATGTATATAACAAAACTAATATCTCCGGTATGACTGTGTAGAGGATTCCATTCAAATGCCTTTTGATAATTTACCCATACACCATCTATCAACATATTTCTTGTGAAATGACTTAGGTGACGTTTAGTTTTCCCAAACATTGCCGCATGTAAAACACCGCAGTGGTCGATTATTTCCTGTGATGTCTTATCATCAATAATGAGTAGTCTCTCATCACTCAGATTGCCAGCAAGAGTAGGACGGACATCATCGTTGTTGCGTGATTTTTCACATAACTCTGTCAATCTATCTAAAGTATCACTCTCAATCTCTGTTTTATAGATTACTGGTCCGAAAGGATGTATTAGAACACCAGGTAATGCATCTTGCATAACTTCTAAATTTAAAATCATTATTTCTTACCCTTTCTTTCAAAATTTAGTAGTAAGGAAAGTCTATCTGTTTCACCATAATAAGTTAACATCTCAAAGAAAACAGGTCCGGGCCATACAAACAATTGATATTTGTTTACAGGTAAAGAATGATATAATGGACTTGCATATGAATTAGGATTTATTAGTCTATATTCACCATTAAACTCTGGTTTATCATCATCACAATCTATGATAAACATACAGTTGTATTTAACTGTAGCATCATTTGCTATTGGTTGATATGTACCTGTCGCGTTGCTATTTAATCCAAAATCTGCAACAAATACATCAGGATCAATTTCTGTTATGACTTTCTCTTCTATAGTCTGTACTAACGTCTTCAGACTTTGTAGTTTGCAATTACTATATGTCATAGAAGTACTATAGTAACCTTTACGACCATCTTTCATTGTTCTGTAATTATCACCGGTATCGTTTTTGATGTAGTTTTGAATATCTTCTATTAGTGCAGTTTGAAAACTATCGTCCAATTCTACTTTATCAATCCATATTGGTGTATAAAATGCTTTCTGTTTATGAAACATACATTTCATCTCCAATAAAAGATGCATCAGGTTTATACTCATGATGAAATGAGAGTGCTTCAATAGGTGTGTTAATCAAAGGCGCGCCTTGACAGTTTAGTGAAGTGTTAACAACTACACCGTGTCCTGTCAGGTTCTTTAGTTCTACTAGCAGTTTGTAGTACCATCCATTGCTTTCATTCACTGTTTGATATCTCACTGTATTATCTACATGTAGAACACCAGACAATACATCTTTACCTAAACTAGTTGGATTGGCAACATGAAGCATATATGGAGATAGAGTTGTTGTGTTTAAGTATGATTCCATATCTTCTTCTAATATACTAATGCCATATGGACGCCACCACTCACGCCTCTTCAAACCTCTAGAGTTAAAGTATTTTGGTGCGTTCAACATATCGGTGCGATATAATAGTGAGCGATTACCTAATGCTCTAGGTCCTATCTCACCTTCACCTGAACATGTTGCTACAATCTTTCCGTTACATAGTCCTTGTGCTATGATAGAAATGTGTTTATCTGGAATAACAGATGGCGTAATCTGTGCCGCTTGACCTGTAGGAAATGATAAATCTAGATTATACAGAGTGCTTAGATATTTCATAGCACCTAGTGACAATCCCTCATCACCTACACACGGAGGTATAGCAAGATTAACAAAATGGTCGTTTAGAGTTTGATTTATGAGAACATTGTGTGCTACTCCACCAGAGAATGTAATTTTATCTTGTGAAGTAAAGTGTCTAGCAAAAAAATCTCTTATCTTTTCTCTTAGTATTTCTTGACATGTGTGCATGTAGTCAACGTACCACCATGCGGCGGCCGCAGGTTTTGCCGATTGCCATGTCTTTTCATGAAAGTGATGATGAGAGTTCATGAACTGTCGAGCAAAAGCGTGGTCGTTCAATAGTGCATCAACGCATTCTTCTAGATGAAGATTTGCGACTTTCTTTGCAAATGGAACATTAAACTTACCATATGACATAAGACCCATTACATTGCCAGCAGTATCTTGACTTATCTGTGCTAGTTCGTCTACATCTGAATATTCTTTGCCTAGTGAGCGATTACCCCAATTTGTATATAACTCACCGATTGAAAACATATTTTGAAAGTCATATTTTATGATTTTTTTATCATCTTTGAATACACTGATGTGATTCCAGTAATCTCCAGCACCATCTATAACAACACCGCTGGTATACTCATCTCCGTACAGAAATCGTGCGGATAGATGATGAGCATAATGATGGTCTACTCTAATATATTTCTTGGCAGTTATATTTAAATTAGGAAAACAATAGTCAAACTGTTCTAGTGTTACCTCTGCTACTAATGTGTCATCGGTGCGAAATGGTTGAGACTTATCAATCCAATCAGCACTTCTTCGACCGGCATAACTAAAGCATACTGTGTCTAAGTTGTTCCAATCGATATTTAAGAAATGTAAGTCTTGTTTGACCTGAATCCAATTGTAATAGTCAGAATTTGATTGAGTATAGGCATAATGCTTTTTTTGCACTATACGTTCAATCTTACAGTACTGAACTTTTTCACCATCATAATAAGTCACATTGGCATCATGTCCAGCAATATGCATTGCTAGTAGTTTCATTAAAATTCCTCAATACACTCTATTAATAAATTCATTCTCTTAGATATGAACAAGTCAAGCAATTTTCGCTTGCTACCTTGCATAGAACTATTTAGTTGCTCTAAAATAGTCGTTTGCATATCTTTTGGAGTTTGCTTGAGGTCAACAAGAATGGAATTTTCTTTAAATCTAGCATAATCAATAGGAGGAGTTGTAAGAAATTCGACAATTTTCTTCTTAGTAATAGGTTTCTGCCGACCACCTGTTACGAATACATCACTAGGTGATAGAATGTTAGGGATGCCATCGCCTCTATCGCCTTTGATGATATGCTCAAGCAAATACCCACTAGGGTCTGAGCATTTAAGAAACTTCTTTAAGATAGGCGAGAACTGCTCAACATTGCTATACTCTTGCAACTGTTGAAAGTCTTTAT